TCTTATCCTTACCAGTCGAAGACAAAGAAAAATTCAGTGTATTCTCACATACTACGCGAATAGCGTTAAGCGATACAGAAGTTGAAATGCCATACTTGTGAGGAATCGTGAAGAGTAGATAAGGTTCGACGACGTCCTTATTCGTCACCTTGAACTCTTCCTTGATCTTAGCAAGCATCCAGACGAGCTTGCCGTTGTCGATCGACCCGGCCGTGTGCATCTCCATGTCACCCTTCGAAACGAACTCGTGAAAGAACTCGATGGCTTCTGTATTCTGAACGTCCTTCCAATCCTTTCCGACAACACTCAGAAAGCTATGATCGTCTGACCGAATGATCGCCTTCTGATTAGTCTCTACTCGTTTTTCATCAACTTCAAAGAATGTCGGAATCTCATAAGTACTCCAATTGATACCAGCTACTGCAGCCATCTCCGCAGCAGAAAGATTCGATTCGACTTTAGTACCAAGCTTGTGCCACGGAGCCTCACCGACGTAAGCCATTTGGTACTTTCCATCGCGAAATTCAAGATTATGAGACATCATCAACTCCCGATTCTAAACAGAATGAACAGTATAAACAGTATAATACGATCGTTTCAAACTGTCAACCGTCATATAACCGCTTTAACGAACAGACGTTTGACTCTCATCTTTCCTTCTTGAACAGTGATGACGTCTTTCAGATCGACTTCACAGACGAGTCTGGCGAAGTCAGACCTTTCGTGATCCCAATAAGTTAATCTAGAGACGTGAAGTCCAGAAGCACAAGACCTGTTAGATATATCTGGATTTTCTACAGAGGCGAACTCTCCAACTTTGTACTTGAAGCTCGGATCGTGAAAAGAACTAAGATCTCTCCTGACGTTCTTGAAGCACGTAATCTTTTTATCAATAACGAGAAGATCACATTGAACTAAGATCGAAGTGATCAGGTCATTCTTCAGATCGCTAGTACATCTAGAGAACTGAACGTGATGTTTCTCAGAGAGTATAGCGGCTCCATATACTTGAGCATCTCCATAGACTTGAGCGTTTTCATAAACTAGAGTAGTTCCATAGACTCGAGCGTTTCCATAGACTCGAGCGGCTCCATAGACTCGAGCGGCTCCATAGACTTGAGCGTTTTCATAAACTAGAGTAGTTCCATAGACTCGAGCGTTTCCATATACTTGAGCATCTCCATAGACTTGAGCGTTTTCATAAACTAGAGTAGTTCCATAGACTTGAGCGTTTTCATAAACTATAGCGTTTCCATAGACTCGAGCGTTTCTATAGACTTGAGCGTTTTCATAGACTATAGCGTTTTCATAGACTCGAGCATCATCATAAATCCAACAGTTACCTTCGTGAGACAGATTATCTTCGCTCTGAACGAATCCGCCCAGGTCACCAACTTTAACGTTTCCAAAGGACCTCAGTGCTCGAATCCTGAAGTGACCATTCGGATCGTTTACGTCTACGAGTTCGTACTTCTTTTCCATGATATTATTCACTTTCATCATTCGACATTGTTCAACAAACCGATCGATTTTTCTAATGAATCTGAAACATCAAATACGTCTAGACCGTTAAGAGAATGTCCAGAAATCCGATAATACGTTTCGTGATCTGACTCTTTCAGAGATCCACCACGCGAAGAAACGTACGTTTTAGCCTGAGACCGTAAAGTGAAAACACCAACGATGACGTGATCGAAGACCATCTTCATGACGTTAGTCGCCGTACGAATTCTCGACCACTTACATTTTTCGACTATGTATACCTGCACGTCATTCTCCTACATAAGCCAAAGCTGACTTGAGTCGACCTATAGCATTAGAACGACTCAAGAACTCTTTGTAATTCATCGTAACGTCAGTTTTAACTTGAATATTCCAATATCCATCGTCGTAGAACAAAAAGATATTATCTGGAAATTTTGCCAATCTCATGAACGAAGGTGAGTCTACGATGAAATTCAACCCTTCAAAATTCTTGATCATATCAAGCAGCCCTTTTCTTAACGATATACTTATTAAGCTTTGGTATCGTGGCAATTTCAAATGGATCAGTTAAGACTAGAGTTCCATTCTTTCTGATCATCCAGTTACCATCGTGAAGATCCCAAGAAGGTTTATACTTTTGACTTAATGTCTTCAATTTAAGCAAAGAATCTATCGACTTCTTAGTACACTTGTCAGCCTTTGAATAATATTTCCTCAATTTTCGTTGGTTCCAATATGATCGATACTTAACTTGATCATAAAAATTATAAAGATCCTCGTTGTGTTCTTGATATTGGTCTTCTACATCTCGAATGGTTCTATCGAGACGTTCTATTTCGGCGACATACCACCAAACTTCACGTTCAGAATGACCACCGGTAAAGATTTTTAATGAATAAATCTTCGGAAAGATATCAGACTTTGCTAATCTCTTGTTATTGAGTAGTATGTAAGCAAACAATACCCATCCGTCTATAGAATGTCCTACTTTGACGACTCTATTAGACTTCTCTTTGCCATAGACGTGAGCATAAGCTCCCTCACCAAAGTACTTATATCCTCGGTTTTTTAAGGATTTTATGTAATCGTGATACGTCATCAGACACCGATTCCGATTTTCTCGAGAATATAACCTCAAATGTTAATGTTGTCAATTAGAACGAACAAAGAACATGAATAGTCATGATAGTGAATATCACTTTCACTTTATCACGAGTCGATCGTTGACGCGTTTGTAACGTGTTGGATACTTCAGTTTATCATAATGAATACCAGACCATGGATCAGTTAAGACGATAGTACCATTCTTTCTGAACATCCAGTTACCATTGTGAAGATCCCATCCTATATCATTACCATGACTAGACATTTCTTTTTCAAACGAACGAAGTTTTAACAGTTCATTCATACTTTTAGAAATACGTTGATCGTCAGAATCATTGAACCAAGAAAATCTAGATCTAATTTTTGAAAAGTCAGTAAGTATTTTTTCACGATCGTCGTTTTTATACTCGTCTAAGAATTTTTGCATCGTCATCTCGAGACGTTCCACGACTGCTACGTACCACGAATATTCGTTACGCGAATCACTCTTTACAGAAAGAGAGTATATCTTTGGAAATATCGAAGGAATTTCTTGTAAACTGATTACGTATTGAGCGAAAATAAACCAATAATCAATATCGGACGAAACCTTGATTACTCGATCTGAATCTTTTTTGGAAAAGACTGTAGAATAAAGTCCGTTTCCAATATTAGAATATCCTTTGTCAAGAAGATATTTTTTCATCTTAACACATGAAAGATGATTTGACATGTCTAACACCTAGGCAAAATACTGTAACGGAAGATTACGAACGTAGCAGAGATGTTCTAGATCGATAACATCATGAGACTTCATCATGAAACGTATTGCAGCTTCTCTGTTTTTTGCCCAAGTTTAATGAGTGACTCGATCTCAGCCTCAACTTCAGCGATCGACTTAAGTTCCAACTCACGTTCTTTTCCAAGAATGAAATCGAGTTCTTCGGTAAGATCATTCCAAATTTTCTGTTTACTGTCTGGATCTAAAGAGTTCCAGTATTCGTAAACTTGAAACGTTGGACGAAATCCTCGAACAGATTTATGAAGATCAGAGAATAATTCGTTCGAAGACGTTCGACTATAGACTCGAGCGTTTCCATAAACCTGAGCCTTATTAAAAATCGGATAGTTATTGTGAGATTGATGATCGTTTTCACTCTGAACGAATTCATCGAACTTGCATACGTCAACTCGAGCTTCATCAAAGATCGTAGCGCTACCGTACATTCGAGCATCTCCGAATACTTCACAGTCGAATTTAATCGAATCGACATCGATATAAACGATGTTCGATGTATCTGATTTTCGACGCTTAAAGAAGCTTTGAATTCGTTTGAAGATGTTCATAACATTCACCTATAGACTTTTCTATCTAGTAGTTGAAGGTTATCACGTATTCTATAAAATGTAAACAAAAAAATTATGTAATAAAATCAACTACTTAAAGAAAAAGGCCAAAAAATTGGCCTTTTTCTTAAGAAATATATGGTTTTAACGACTCCCAGACGTCATCTGGAAGTGAATCTAAGTCTGTCTTATAGACCATCACACCGCTACCAAAAATTCCAGACCCATCTCTGATCTTCTTAACTAACGAGCGACTTAACTTCTTTTCGACTTCAGGATGTTCTTCTAAATATCTGTCAATCAAAGAACAGTACGTTCCAGAAAGATGATATGGAATTTCGAAGGTATATTCTCTGTGCGTCATAGAATTGGTCTCTCGTTTACAAAAATCCTCTTGACTTCATGAATATAATCTTTTCTCGACTTAACGAAAACTATAGCGTTCGACGATTCGTCACAAGCCATAATCACGACGATCTTATCAGCCTCTAATCCAGTTCTTTCTTGTAACATCATCGAGTATGTAGTAAGCTGTATGAAATAATTCTTAACGTCTTCCTCGTTCTTAATTTTCTTTGACGTCTTATAGTCAACGATAGACAGATCTCCGGAATAAATTCCGATTAAGTCGGTCCTTCCAGCAGCTTTCAACTCAGTCGACCATAATGGATGTTCGATTCCCATCACGACAGACAGATTATCGTCTAACACTCTCTTAATCTGAGAGAACGTCATCATGTCAAACGGATTCGACCCTTTCTTCCAGAGAGTATCATTATTCACGTATTTTTCGGCCAGAAGATGAATTGACGTTCCTCTAGCAGTTGCTATTCTAGAAACTCTTTGAACTTCTTCTTCACCGACTCTAGATTTCCAAGCTTCAAGCCATTCAGCTCCATAAGCTTTCGAAATAATCGTAGTAACAGATGGAAAATCACCGTCTGGTGTATGATACGTTCGACCAGACTTTAACGTAGTCGATTCAATCTCAACGTGTGGTAATAATTCATGTTTAAACATTCTCATTCTCTAACTGTTCTTTAGTTATGATGTAAGACTTGACTATCGGACCTCTAACTATATCGTCATGAGTGAACTTGACGAAGTCGAATCCGTCAGTCATACTTAATATCTTCATGAATTTTTTAACACCATTCTTATCTACATCTCTCGTGAAGTCTGACTGTGTCGTATCACCAGAAACTATCACTCTACAATTCTTTCCAATTCTCGTTATAATCGAATCTAATTCGTGAAAAGTCATATTCTGACATTCGTCAACGAGAACTATACAATCGTCTAGAGTTATTCCACGAAGATACGAAGTCGTCATAAACTCAATTTGAGACTTTTGCTTGAGTATCTCGTATGAGTCATCGCGATTAAAAAGCTCAGAACAAATTGCTCTGTACGGCGCTTCATAAACTTCTGATTTTTCTTTTATAGAACCTTTTAAGAATCCGATGTCTCGAGTTGGAACGGCAGATCTAACTATATAAAGTTTAGAATAGTCTAGGTCTAACAAGACTGACTTAAGTGCTAGATACATTCCTACGAAAGATTTTCCTGTACCAGCAGAACCGTGAAGAATCAGATTGTTTCTAGTTTGGAACGATTCGAACGCAAGCTTTTGAGACTTAGTAAGAGGATTTACTTGAATTAAATTCATGGAGTTTTTAACTACCATGGTTTCTAATTTTCTAGATATTCTTTTTTGTTTTTTATAGAGTTTCTTCTCTCTTAGAGTCTTTGGAGTTTCTGCAAGCTCGAACATGTTGCCCTTTATTCCTTTCGTCTGGGCGACTTTGCTCATTACCTAGATATTTATGGTTGATTTATAATGTTTTCTCTTAATCTCCTTCATCTGGTCTCTAAACGCTTCTCTGGGCTTAGTGATTCCCAGTCTGAATGGATCACCTAATGCTGGCGCGCCGCATAATACGTCAAGATCTGAATCATTTTTCAACAAGTCTTCCATTTCTGAAATCGACATAAACTCTTCTCGAGTTTCACCAGTACTCTTTTTAACGAACGTGTAAGTCGGCATCAGATCAGTCCCGGAAAAGCTTTCTGAACTACTTCTCTATCGATTCCTGGATAAGGAAATATATGATCCTTCATCTTTATTATAAGTTGAGCGTCATCTTCGGTCATCATTTCTAACCAACCGATAAATCTCGATTCTCTGAACAACTTCTTAGAAGATTGATTCATGTATATCGACAGATCTTTCCATTCGTCATAAATGGCATCTATTTTACCACCATTTACGTTTCGATTGTATGGTGCGTCACCACTTGGTAGATGAAGAACGATGTTTGGATCGAACGCAACCTTCAAGATACCTTGAACTACGATTTCTCTATCTCCAAACTCTTTAAGCTCTTTCACTCTCTTATTTATAGACTTATATTCTGAGATCTTCTTAAGAGTCAAAGCCAGTGGTAGTCTAGTAGTCATTTTAATTCTCCGTTCGTTATAAAATCATAGTCTTCCATGTTCAAAGTTCTGTAACCAAGACCCGACATTCTTTCTACTAATTCGTGAAGTTTTTTGTCTGTTTTTACTTCTTCTCTCGAATATTCCAATATACGAATCATCAAAGAAACTGTTAAGTCTATGGTAGGAACGTTCTTTTCAAAATCTTTGAACTTCACTCTAGAACTCATCTATCACACCCATTAGCTGTTTAAGTTTTTTATCTATCATGTAAGAATATAAAGAACCAATCGTTTTCTTATTTTCTTCAGAGTCAAATGTTCTTAGAATCTCAGTGCTGATTTCAACTGGAACGTGCGTAAGATCGATCAGTTTTTCATTTCTTTCGAAGTGTTTTCTTTCTTCTTCAGACAAATCAACGTTCGAAAGAAATCTAGATAAACGCTTAGCGGTCATAGGTGGTTGGCGCTTGGTATCATTAACGAAAGTGTCGTCGTCAGACAAGACGTTCGGAATCCCGTCGACAGAGTCGCCTTTAATCACGTGTTTGCGTAAAAAATTTACTGGATCAGAACACTTAATTTCACGCTTCTTAATCGGATCGTATTGAGACACGTTAGTGAAACGTTGAAGTTGTTGAAAGTCCTTATCTCCAGAAATTATCATTATATTTGGAGCTGAATAATCTTTGATTAAAGACTCAGTTCCAAATTTCTTCACTAAGACTCCAATGACGTCATCGGCTTCAGCTCCGTCTACACCAACGACTCTATATTTGAAGTGATCTTTAAGTTCTGTCTTGATCTTATCGAAAGCGGAAAAAATCGCGTCAAAATCAATCTCAGAATTATCGCGAGCTTTCTTTCTATTAGCCTTGTAATATTGAAAGTATTTTTTTCTCCAATTATTCTTAGAGTCTATCGCCACGACGAATTCTGGATAATCATTCTTAAATTTCTTTCTAAGAGATCTTATCTGATTCAGTATCAAGTGACGAAGCATGTTCTCGTCAATTTCACTCGTCATTCCAAAATGAACGTGAACGTTTGCAAACATCACTTGTTGCAAGTCAAGTATCATCATATTCTTCATGACATTTCTCATTATCTAGTGTTTGTTTACCGAGCTTAACCTTAACATCATTAGCGATATTAAATGATCCGTCATCGTTCTTTATAAAAGTAGCGTCAATAATTTTCTGGAACGAATGTGGTATCTTATATTTTCTATAGAGAGAAGCCTTTAAGATTTCAGTCATGAATATCGAGTCAATAATCGAATCGTGAGAATTCATCATAGACAGACCAGCTGTCGATAATTGCGAATAAACATTCTGCATTACGAAAGTAGCGATCTCGTCGGCAAATTCTTTTCTGATCTTAAGTTGACGAGTCAGTGACTCGCGCTTATTCTTTGGTACGAAGTCTTGTTCGAAATCTCTACGAACGCGATCCATTGGAAATTGAATCACGTTATTACTATTCTGAGTAGTCTTTGGAGCCATTCCGTTCACACTCAAATTTATTTCCTTCTTATTTATAGACTGTATAATCGAAGATTTCAAGCGGGATGTTCTTGTCTGGAGCAATAGCATCGATAGTTTTTAGAAGATTTGACCATTCTTCCATTTTATTCGTCCAGTCAAATCGTTTTCTGAAATATCTCATTCTTTCTAAGATTCTAGAATCGTCATTAGAGTTAGAAGATTCGATCAACTCGACGATCGATTTTTCAAGATTATGATAGAACAAACCAGCGTGAACGTTAATATCTTCAACGAACTGATACATGTTAGTCATTCCACCAGCAGTATCGAACAAAGCTCCAAGATTAGGATGAACTATCGTAAGACCAGAAACGCCAGCTTCTATTAAGGCCAAACAAGACGTTTCTTTCCATATCGATGGATAGGCAAAAATATGTGATTTCGATATAGCCTTCCGAACTTCTTCGTTCGAAACCGTCCCGTAATAGTTAATTCCAGGAGTGTTCTTACACTCGTTTAAGAGCGATTCGAAGTTTTTGTCTGCATCTTTCCATCCATATATCTCGAACGAAGAATAGACGTCCAATTCGACGTTATATTTCTCTCTAAGTTTCTTAAAGACAGGAACGAGAATGTTCAAACCTCTTTGAGGCGTCGTGTGATATATCAACTTGACTGGAACTTTATCAGTACCAAGATGACTGTCAGATCCAAAATCAAACTTTATCTTCTCGTCCGAATCGAGAATTACACCATTCTCGATAACAGAACAAGCCTGATATGGTATCATATAAGTAGAACAGTATTCTTGCATCTGCGAGTTAGAGACGAAGACTAGACGATGAAATCTTCGCCAATTCATTCTGGCTAAAGCAGAAGTAGCTTCTGGATCTCCAGCAACGTCATGGGCCCAGAATATTCTATACTTATCGTCTTTAAGTTCTCTAACTCTAGAAAGAACGATCTGAAACTTATCTAAAAGTTCTTGATCGATAGAAGTATAGAGTCTCTCTTGCATCAACTCTGAACCACCTCTAGAGTTCAAAGAAAGTTCGTTTCTTTCCATACTATACTATTCCTATTTAAGATGCACTAGAAGATGGTGCTTTTCTCTCGGTATAATCAGAAGATACTGTTTCAGCACCAAAATAATCAGTCGCTAACTCGATGGCAACATTAACGTCAAACTTCTTACAAGAAAAGACGTTGAGATACACCTCTCTGAGTTCGTTAACGAAATGACCAGTAATATTAGAAGTCGAAATCCACTGATTTAACGAGAATCCAGCTTTATCACCGTGTCCAAAATTAGGAACGTCTGGTTCTCCATATGGAATCATGTCGATGTCAGTGACTAACTTCTTAACGAACGCCACTACGTTTTCTTTAGAAGTTATCTTCTCGTACGAACATCCACCAAGATTGATTCTAAGTTCGTAACCCCAATACTCCTGATTCATCTCTCACGAACCCTCCTGATACGAGTTATTGTAATGGCTTATTTATAGATCGAGTAGATTATAATGGTTTATTTATAGATCAAGCAGAACGAAGAGTTCTTTATTTTCATAGAGTCTTAACAGATCAGTATAACCACCGATAGTGATAGAATCGTCTATCACGATGATCGGAACAGTCTTAGCGTTTGGAAATTTCTGGATCACTTCGTCTCTAGTGATATTCTGACCAATCTTAAATTCTTCAAAATCTATCGAATTCTTAGTCAAGAACGTTTTTGTGTTAGTGCAAGCTGGACATTCGTCCTTAGTATATAAAACTAACTTACTCATGTCAATACATCACCTTACTAGGACAATCGTTTCTATTACAACAATAGTTATTGATGCCAGATATACCACAGACAGGACAAGACTGAATATGAGAGGAATGAAGTTGAGGAGGCGGAAACGTTGGAGGATAAGTGATCCAAGGTGATGGGTCAGGTTCATAACGATTCGGATTATAATCGTTTCGACCGTCATTAAACCCTTGGCGATAACCGTCTTTATAACCGTCTAAATAATTATCTTTAGTCATTTGCGATACCCTTCTTCTTTCTAGAATAGATCTTCTTGGACTTCATTATTCTGTTACGATAAAGATTAGATTTAAGAGCTAACGCTGAAGTCGACCTCTTCTTCGGAACTAAACCTAGAACCTTTCTCATCAAGTATTCTCCTTGAACATTCTTACGATCGTATCCATAGTTTTATGAGTTCCATATCGTTTAATGAGTATATTCTTTCCAGTAGTGATGAATAAGGTTGCTAAGTAGATAAGATCGTCGGTCGTGTCAGTCATCATAATAGACGTCTCGACGTATTTTTGAATTTCTTCTAGTCTAGCTTTTCGAATTTTTCGAGATCCCATTGACTATTTAAAAAAGAAGTGGTCTGGGAAGTTCCGTCCACAAGATAGGAGATATTTCTTCACCTAAAGTGTCTGTTCTCCAGCACTCGTCTTCAAATTTTCCAATACAAACGTATCCAGTAACACTCTGAATTAAGACTCTAGTTCCATCGACTGGGGCTGTATTGATCGGTCTCCATACAAACTCGTGAACTCTATTGATGTATTCTACGTACATTTCACTCTTCTTTCAACTCTCTGAAATCTCGTAAATAATCACTATGTTCTCTACATAAAGTCTCGTAAATTTCTCTGGAAAAATATGAGTCTGGAGTTAACAACCTTCTAGTGGCTACTTTATCGAAGTCATCATAGGAAATGAACTTTCCACAGACGTCACATTTGTTCCAAAAATCTCTGTTCATCTTAGATATTTCTAAAAGCGATCGCTCTCGACTTATGATAGGTACCGATACCAACTCTTCTATTATGATTACCAGACTTTAGAATGATATTACCTCTCTCGTCATATCCGACGACGAAACCTACGTGATGAGACATTACCATGACACAATCAACGCATCCGTAAGAAGCAGGAGATCCTGCGTTTTTCCAAGAAATAGCTCGATCGTCAGCGACGTTTCTATAAGAGTTGCCTGTTACGTGATGAACGTATGCCGAACACCATTTCGATCGACGAAGACCTAAATCAGAAGACGTTTTTCCAATATCGTGATCAGATAAACTTAAACCACTAGAGCAAAAAATAAAACACGATTCTTGTTGAACTCGTTTCTTTCTAGGACTTGCCGAAACTTCACTTGCTAAACTGAAGGTAACTAACGAAACTATGATACCAATTAGAAATTTTCTCACTTATCTTCCTTTCGTATCTTACACCTATTAAAGTTCCAACGAACGCTCCAGCGCAAGTTGGAATCAACAGTACGTGATCAGATATATAGTTAATCACGATCACAAAATTTATTCCTGCTATAAACGTAGCGTATAAAGAAGCCACGTATTCCTTTTTATCTTGAATCGCTACAGTATACCATGCCCAAACAAAGTCAAGTATGGCCATACTTGAAAATGATACTATCCATAACAACATCAATGAATACTTTTCGAAAGATTCGCGAATTGATAGTCATCGAATTTGTCTGACGATTGATTTATACTCGAAATCGAAGTCTGTGATAAGTTTTCTTGAGTATCACCTTTTACCATCTTTTTGATTTCTTCAGAAGCTTGTTTACAGATATAAGTACAACGTCTTAGAAAGACGATTCCAGCGTCAATTCTATCTTCTTCTTTTGGAATTGTCGGAAGAAATCCAAGAGTCGTATAAAGTTCTGATAGATAAACCGAACTTACTAAGTGTTCGATAAAATCTTTTTTCTTCTCACCATCAGTTCTAAAATTCAACAAGTTATACTCAAAGAACTTTGAAAAATGAAGATAGTTAGAACGAAGACATTGAATGGTAAACTCAATAACATCTTCTCTAGGAAGATCGTCATCAAGTGCATCTTCGACGTTATTCATTCTGTTTAAAGTGTTGATTGCGTCAGAAACAGATTCAAAGAGCATGAACGGAAGTTTAGAATATCCTTGTTTAGTAGAAACCAAGACACCATAAATATCTTTTTCGTATTCGGTGTCTTTCATCTTGATTAGAGAGATTCCTGATATATCCGGAAAATCGAAAGTTTCGTAATCTCGAGGACCATCAGTCGTTTCTAACTGCCTGATGACCAAATTCATCGCGTTCTCATCAAAATACATTAACGTTCTCCTTATGTTTCTTCATCCAATTTTGTGTATGCCAAAGTTGACCACATCCGCCACCTATTGTATCCTGTCCTGCCGGATCAAACACCCGCGTTCCAAAACCTCTATCGAGCATTCTTTGACCAAAATCTAAAGCACGTATTCTAGTATCAGATTCTTTAGGAACGTCACGTTCTTTAGAACAGATGACTGAGATCGTACACTCGAAGATTTCTGGATCGAACAGATTAAGAAGTCTGTCTGCATCTTTATCAGAAGAATTTTCAGAATGAGTGCAATAATTGATGAATGGTTTTCTTCCAGTCTTAAAAAAGAACTGCATACCGAGTGTAGCGATTTCACTTAGATTCAGCTTCTTTTCGAACGGAATCAGTATATCTCTCTTCTCGTCAGTAGACTCGTGAATGGAAAACTGAAGTCCAACGTCAGAATTTTCATGAAACGAAGCGTAATCTATAAATCTATAATATGCTTCTAATGTTCTTGGACCAGAAGTAGACACGAGTCTGACACAGTTAGGATAGAGTTTCTTCAGTTCAGTCATCGCACGAGTAAGATTCTTCATGTTCAAGAAAGGTTCACCCATACTCATCGACATTAGCTGAAGTTTCTCGATCGATCCTGGATCAATTCCAGTAAAACTCATAGCTCTAGTCACCTGATCGACGATCTCTTGATAACTCAAATTTCTAACGAAATTCTTTCCAGTTCCACAAAACGTACAACCAATCGGACAACCTGACTGAACAGAAAAGCACACGACAGTTCTAGTCTGATAGTCTGGGTATCTATAAAGTACTGTTTCTGCGATAGCAGGAGAAACGTCACCTCCAAACTCGATCACTAATTTCGTCACGTGAGACTCTTCGTCTTTAAGAACTTTTACGTTAGTTATCATGATTTATATCCTTCAATGACTGTCATGCCGCCCATGTAGGGTTGCAACACGTCCGGGAACCGTCTTCCTGCTGATAATTCTCGATCACGGCGATCGGTACGCGAATCCATTTGATGTTATACAAACTAACTTCCTTTCTTCTGTCCTTTTTTTCTGAAGGACCACTCGTCAAATCCCTTCTTAGAAGCGATGATCTTGTCGTCCTTAATCTCGATCATCTTAGGTCCATCCTTAGGCAAGTTAGAAACATACTGACTCAATTCTTGAAACGCTTGAGCTGGACTCTTGACCTTGTAAAACTCTACTTCCTTAAGTTTATCAGAATCGTAGAGTACCATTAAGTCGTTTTGATTGGCGAAATACGACGTAGGATACTTATCGTTCATAATGATCGCGTTACCAATCTTATGAGCGATCAATCTCTCGATTACTTCATTACTAAGTTTTATAGAGAAAAACTCGTCTAAATCCATTCTTTGACGTCGCCAACCACCATCGTTATCACGCTTATCGACGTATATTTCTACGTCTTTATTCTTAGACGTAGTCTCAATAACTCTCTCGGCTTCTTCTTTAGAATAGACGAAGATTTTTTTAGGATTGACCCGCCATTCGTAAAACACTAATCCAGGATAGATCTTTCCAGCAAAATATACGAAGAATTTAGTAACGTAAATATCATCTTTCACGATGCTCTTGAACGAAATAGACCGGATTGTATACTTGTTATTTTTTTTCTTCTTTTTACAGACCCCAATAGTAATCTCATCCTTTAAGAGATCGACGAAAGGAGTCTCGTCGATCTTCAAAGGCTCTTTTTGTTCGTTTCTGACATAGTGAAGAGTCTCGTCTCTTCCAAAAGAGAGAGCAGAATCGTAATAATCTTTTCCACCATGGACGATCATAACAAACAACACCTTGAAACGAGAGGAAGAAGACGATTTCTTCCTCCACTTTTCGCTTTATACTTCTGCTCTTTTTCTAATAGAGTCAAACGACTGTCTAACGTAGTTAGTCGGAAAATAAACAGATTCTAGAATATTTGTTCTAGAACCAATATCTGATTCTAAGATAGTCTCATACTTTCCATCTCGTTCTACTAGAGCTAGTCTACCAGGTTTCGAACCTTTAGTCAAGTCTGTAACTGGTTTCTTACTAACGTCTTTCCAAGTGTATCCACTATCGAAAGAAATAGCTGAGGCTTTCATCGCAAATCGTTCAGTGTCACGATTGACCTGTTGAAGTAGCGCGCCTCCCATTCCAAAAGCCACGTTATCTGCTGACCAACCACTACTTTCCATAGAAGCGTATATAGCCTTAATCGATTCGATATTGATGCCGTCACCCTGAATGACTCTTACGAATGGAGGTAAAACTTTAAATCCTACATCGTTAATCGAGTATCCAAACTTCTCACCGAGAATGTTCAAAACGTCTCGAACTACTATCGATGGATTTCCAGAATCAGGTCTAATTACTAGGGTTCCTTGAAGATTCTTAACTTTATCCTTAAGATTCCCACCCCAAATGTTACTTACGGCGTTATAAATGTCGTACGAATCAGATACGACCGCGAACAACTTTCCAGGACCATCAAACTTCTCGATCATATGTGAGTAACACTCGACCTCTCTATCTTTACCCCAGGCAGTAACTGTCGAGTGCTCTGCTGCTGGAATAGAGAATCCAACTATCTGTGCACCATAGTATTCTCTGGCACCGACGAGTGCTCCGACCGTATCAGTACCCATGAAATTAACGAGATGGGCCATTCCCCCAATCACTCCAGACTCCCACGAAGATACTCCTCTGAAACCAAAATCGTGAAGCTTGAACGGAAGAGTGGTAAGGTCAGCACCAGTCTTGATCATTTGTGACTTAATCACCTTCTTGATCTCGCGTGACACAGTGGCTACCGTCGTTCCATACCATATAGATCTGAGGATGGAGGTCTCGAGCCATGACGTCAACCATGGAAATCGTGAATCTGTATTAGTAATCTGAAGCATGACGTTACCAGGAGACAGAACTGTTCCTTCAGGAACAGCTTGAATAGAAACTGGAAGAATCCCGTCATTATCCTTAACGATAGTCATCCAACCTTCTCTGTTGAATGGAAGTCCATGAAGATTAAAAACCTCAGCGGCTTCTTCGACATTTTCCATCGTTACTCGATTATAACTAATTTCTTTAAGCCAAGGTTGAAGTCCGAAGAATACGATCTCGTCGTGTTCGGCTCCTACTCGAGCTTCGACGTAAGAACTGACGTTCGTAATTCCTGGTGGATATTGAAGCCAGTGTGACGCTTTATACGAATCAGTATCTAGAATGATGTTCTTCTTAATCATCTGAAAACTTCTTTCGTTAAGATGACGAACACCTCGTCAACAGTCTAATTCAATCCCGAGAATGTCCTCGATGATGAATCCGTGATCTTCCATCAAGTCTCTGTGAGATATCTCTGCTAGAGAATACCAACCAGCCTTTTCTGCGTCGTCGTCCCCGGCGACTCTAAAGAGCTCTGGCTTGGGAGGTAATTGAAACAAGAACGCGTTAGTGATGGTACGACCTCTATCAGATCTATTAGGATCGTCATAAACTTTAGACTTGACGATGTAAGACTTCAAGACTCCAGGAGGTATCTTTCCCTGCCAGTCAGAGATCTGAGTTTCCTCTTTTAGTTCTCTTATGGCCGACTCAACCATAGTTTCGGTTTGAGATATAAAACCACCGGGAAGAGCCAAAGATCCTTTATAGGGAGGATCCTTTCTGTTTATTAGAAGTATATGTCCAGATTGAATCACGACACAGTCGACAGTGACGAAGATCGGTGGAAACGGAGTATTACTCCAGAGCTTCTTATAATCCATTACGTATTGATACTCAGAGAGTAGCCACTTAAACTCCTGAGAATACACGAACACGTCGTGTAAGAAATCGTAAACATACCTAGGAAGATAAGTAGAGACTCTCGGAGACGACTTAAAGTAATCTTCCCTAATGTCGGTCGCGTTAAACACTCCGTGCTGTTCTTCGATTTCGATGAAGTCCCACTCTGGAAACATTCTTAAATAGTTAGATGATACATTTTTAGAGTAACCAACGATCGCGACTTTCTTTTTAGAAACGTCCTTCAAACACTCGTTAACTGTTCGACGTACTTCAGTCATCCATCCATCATCGTTATACTGATAGTCGTTCAAAGGACGAATCATAACTTTATTGGAACACGAATGAGCTATCATCTTTTTTCGCTCTTCGTAAGTAAACGGATTCTTGACTGACCTATGTCTGTTGGCAGATCCTACTAAAACTAGTATCTGTTTAGAGATCAGAGAAGCACGTTCGATGATCTTCAAATGACCGACGTGAAATGGTTGAAATCTACCGATAACGATAGCTAGATCGTATTCCATAGGACTCCCCTACGTTCTGACTGAAGACTCCCATCAGTCACGTTTTATTTAGTCAAAAAAGAAACGAAAGATAAAAAATTGAAAAATAATATCAGTATAGCTAGAAATAACAAGAAAGGTTTGATCACGATTAAGTAACTTTCTATTAAAGGAGTCCGAGGGGTATTACCATCCCCTCGGACTATATTTTACCATAGAACACGACTTTCGTTTTAGAGATCGTATTAACTTGATGACTGCGTCATTCCATTAGACCAACCGCTGGCAGAGTGGTCAAATACTCTGTAAGTGATCAAACAGATAATGTATAGAATTCTAACACACTATCTCTAACCACTCTGCCAGCGGTGCGGAAATCGAATCCGCAACTCAGTCTTAAACGACGATCACAAACAATCGTTCGCGTACTCTTTAGACCTAAGCTTGAGGGGCACGAAGTTAATCGAACTAGTCAAGAATGACGTCGTTCTAACGACTAAGTTTACCTTAAGTTTAAGTTTTCCCCTTTCGGAGCTCTTTGATTACTCCTTAAGGATGTAATCGAAAATCGTACGACCAATCTTTTGGTCGACTACTTCTGTTGAGTTAGCTCGCTGACGAGCAGCCTTAACTGCTCGAAGTAAAACATCAATCTTTCCAAGTAACTCTGACTTGCGAACAGAAGTTAACATTCCAGAAGAAGTCGATACAGTAATCTTTGCAACAGGAACGTCTTCTTGAACTTCCTTAACTTGTGCTGGATGCTTGTCTGTAGCATCGTACAAAACTACCGGTTTCATCGTTCGTTTCGTGGCAAACGTCACTTTATCTTCGGCAGCCCGAAACAGACCTTCGTTAGCGTCAAAGTTCCAGATTATTCCAGACGGAAGTGTTGGAGTTGCCTCGATGACAGATCGAGCTTCCTGAAGCTTTGACTCGAGTGAAAGAAGTGTCGTGGCCGAAACACCAGTAATCAATACTGTCCCATCAGGAAGAATGACATCAGCTTTGGCTGTTTGATTCGTCGCATCTTTAGATGCGATTACGTCGTACAAACGAGAGGCCTCTTCGGCAAAGTACTTCAGGCGATTCATCACCGTTGTCGTAATATCTTTCGTCTCTGACGTATTTAACTTTTGATCGTCCTCAGAGAAATACTCCTTCTTAGAGACAGTCCTGCTGAAAAGATCCGGACGTCCAAGAACGTGAAGCGTTTAGCGTTTCTTGAACGATCTTGTTATAAGATCCATTGATAGATGACTCGACTGCCAATAGTTCGTGCATCTTTGACATTTTGTTTCTCCTTGTTGTGGTTGAAGTTTAATATATCACTGTTACATCTAAAAATAAACTGGAATTCTTATTCCAAAACTCCTTTAACGAAGAGTCGTTTGACTCTCATCTTTCCTTCTTGAACGGTGATGACGTCTTTCAAGTCAACTTCACAGACGAGTCTGACGAAGTCAGACTCAGACTGTTGACTATCCCAGTAAGTTAAGTGAGAGACGTGAAGACCAGAAGCACAAGACTCGTTAGACGTATCTGGACTTTCGACAAAGGCGAACTCTCCGACTACGTACTTGAAGCTCTTATCGTGAAAAGAACTAAGATCTACATTAACGTTCTTGAAGCAAGTAATTTTTCCATCGATGACTGGAAGATTACACTGAACCAAGATCGAAGCGACTAGATCATTGCTCAGATCGCTAGTACATTTAGAAAACTGAACGTGATGATTCTCTGAGATTATAGCATTATTAGAGACTCGAGCGTATCCATAAACATGAGCACATTCGCAGACTAGAGCGTATCCAGAGACTCGAGCGTCTCCGCAGACTCGACTCTTTCCAGAGACTCGAGCGTATCCATAGACTTGAGCGTATCCATAGACTTGAGCGTATTCATAGATTTGAGCGTATGCAGAAACTTGAGCGTTATCATAGACTAGAGCGTTATCATAGACTTGAGCGTATACAGAAACTCGACTCTTATCAAAGATTAGAGCGTTTCCATAGACTCGAGCGTTTCCATAGACTCGAGCGTCGTCGTAAATCCAACAGTTACCTTCGTGAGATAGATTATCTTCACTCTCGACGAATCCACCTAGATCACCCGCTTTAACGTTTGAGAAGGACCTCAGTGCTCGAATTCTGAAGTGACCAGAAATATCGTTTACGTCTACGAGTTCGTACTTCTTTTTCATGATATTATTCTTTCGTAATTATATACAGTTAGACGACGATGTACACTCATCCACCTTTAAAGCGTTTATCCCAAGTGGAATTCGTAGTGATAAGTCCTTCGCCAGCAAGAAGTACGTTATACATAATGCGTTGAACTTCTTTAGAAGTTGGAGCTTGAGATATATCAAACTTTAACGCAAACAGGCGCTTAGGATTGGTTTTCGAAGAAATCATCGAAATGGCTTGAGTACGTGCCATATCAAGAGACAATTCTGATAAGTTTCGAAGATCTTCTGCGTCAATCGTGTTTTTACGTTTCATGACAACTTTCTCTCCTATCTGACTGTTCTCTATACTAAACAGCTCTAGAGAAATGTCAATCACTTTTTATGATCGTGACATGATTGGCTTATCGTGCCATTTGTTTAAGACTGAGTCGTACGTATAGTATAAATCATCTTCGTTACAATAATCAGAAATATAGTCAGATTCTGTGAAACCTGCCCGGTCCGTCTTATCTCGCCAAGAATATCCGTACTTATCATACCCTTGAGTATCGTAAATGCCGCCAGAAAAAGAATCTCGATTCTCAAGAAACCATTCTGGGTTCTTCTGATACCAGAAGTACACTGTTGGAGAATACTTAGCTAGTGTGTTGACGACCATTTACGTGAAATCTTTCAAAATCTCATCGATCCTACAGATAACATCGTCTTCTCGACTCGTCAACTGATTCTCTCTGAGAAAATGAACGAAGAAACCGAATCCGTTGGCTATCGTGAAGGCTACTGCATACATAGGTTTACCGTTAGGATCGAGTGAAGCTTCTATCACTACTCCAGGACCACCATAGTCACCAGCCGATTTACTAACTCTTTGTTTTCTTTCAAACTTCATAATCATTTAATCTTTCTAGGAAATGCTAGAATAAACAACACGACAAAAACTACAACAGTCACGTAGATAATCATTATCACCGTATTACTCTTCGGTAATAACGAAACGATACTGAGCTTTAGATCGATACTTTTCAGAAAGATTAGACCACTCTAGCTCAGCGTTATTCTTAGAATGAAATGGTCCTTTGATTATCGTCGTACCTGGAATAAACGAGTGGAAATTCATAGAAGTGAATTCGCCGCCGATCACCCAGTACATCTTATTAAGACTCATTCTTTATCCTCTTAACTATCTCGTCGAAATGAATAGGCGTATAATCGTTTCTCTCTACACAAACGTTAACGTATCTTCGATCGATTTCTTGAGTGTCAAGAATCTTCACTGTATTTCCGTGAAGATGACCGTGAACGTTAAACTCACATTTTCTCGGCATCATCGAGTTTGGATGAACCGGAACGTGAGAAACTAGAAAGTTTCCGTCCTTAAACACTCTCCAAGTCATGACCTTCTCGAAGTGTGAGAGAAAATCTCGATTATTTAGATCGTCATGATTACCAACGACGAGACGAAGCCTTCCGTTCAGTCGCGTAATCCACTTACTATATTCTGACCTGGGACCCATACATACGTCACCGCAATGATAGACGTGATCTTGCGGCTTGACTACGAGATTCCAATTCTTTACCATAGTCTCGTTCATCTCTTCCAGAGACGAGAACGATCTAACCGGACTTCCATCAGAGTTCTTAAAGGTCAGGATGTTTTGATGATTGAAATGTGTATCGGAAACGAACCATATATCAGTCATCGAGAATTCTTTCTATACTAAGTCATGATTTCTTTTAAACGTTAAGAACGAATTGCGCTTCGGTGCAAGCTAGGCTCTTGCATTGGTCACTAAAGACGATGCGAAATCCAATAGATTTCACTTATGGCCTTTTCATTTTACTATCCGATACTTAATTCGAGCGCAATTATTCTTCTATTCTTCTGGACCTACGATTTCGTCAAACTCTTCAGGACCAAGTCCTGTTAACAGGATTTCACGATCGTCTGCGGAGAGATCGTAAAGAGCGTCCTGAATCATGACGAGATCATCATTAATCCACTCAGTATATCGAACGTACTGTTGTGACGTCAACACTACTTTGTTTTTCACGTTCGAATAACCAAAGAGTGGACTGGGAACTACGGTGATAACGTAAGTATCGTTAGAAACGTCATGTTCTACTGAACGAGTAGGTGATAATGCGTTTAACATGACAATTCTCCTAATAAAGAGGAGAGGTTCAGTACGCACGAACCACCCTTAGTTTGTAACCCTATGGCAGCGTACAGGGTATAACCGAACTAGATCCGATCGATGGAATCGTTCTAGAACTCCAGACGCCAGACTTCCATCGTCCGCCGAGTCTGTCAGAATGACAGTCGTACTATTCCTCGGTGTCACCGGTATAAACCGGAATTCTTCTATAGTGAAATACGAGGTACCATGTTTCCACTATAGAAGAAGCAAGTCGTGTCAAGCTAAGTTCGTAGTGAAATACTCAATACCATACTTTCACTATGTTAATATATACTGATTCTCCAGATACGTAAACAGTTATTTTCAACAAGAATCATTTTTTTTCAGATGAACTCTTCTGACTCTAACCGATATCCAGTCGTTATACCATCCGTCTGAATCGAGCAGAACGTCATTCTCAAACTGAATCTTCGCCTCGTAATATGAAGCTTCAGATAAAGATTGACATAATCTAAGTATAGTTCTCTTGAACAGTTTTTTTCCGAGCTCTTTAACTTCGTTCTTTAAAGTATCGTTCGATCCATAATACTCTCTCCAGTCAGAGTCAGTCTTAACTACTTTTCTATTCTTCTTACCTTTTATCTTTTTTCGATTAACTCTTTGAAGTTTTTTCTTTCCGACGTATTTCTTACCAGTATCAAGTCTCTCGATTAAGTAAACGAAAGACTTGTATTTGGTAGTATCGATATCGGTTATGATCTTATCGTCAAGAATCCAATTCATATTCGTATTTATCGCGAGTCTATAGACTCGCGAAATAACGAATACTGAGATTGGAACTATACGAATAGGATTATAGATAATTATTATTCTATTCTTATCTTATTCTATGTGTGACTGAACGATGGAAGACGCAACTTTGCCACTGGGACAAAGAAGCATCCGGTCGTGACTGTGACGACATCAGAGCAATCTGATCAGTACGACCTTTTATAGGATAGGATGGGCGACGCGGTTCATCCTTTATGTACTACTCGTTATCGCGCAGAAATTAAACTAAGCCGATCAGATGACGTAGTTCGTTCTTGACGGTATAAAGTTTTTCCGTCTCTTTACAGGTTCGTTTATAGACGGACCGTTCCTGATTTGGTCCTTATCAATCGATCGTGAAGATCGTACGTGCTTTCCAACCAGCGACGAATTTTGGAAGTGCCCCTATCTCCAGGAGGTACCATTTTACTTATGACGTTGGAATCGATTTATTTAGGTGGTTTTGTTATATTTTTGTCCTAAAGAGCTTAAACATTTTGAACTTAGCTGGGATTCCATATACGATTATACTAGGAATCAGTCCTATCGGTCCTAATATCCAAATTAGAACGTCAAAAGTGAATTTGTTACGATCTTCGGTAGATTCGTTCCACCGTTCAACTGGTGTACCAAGGATAGGATAAGTAGGATACAGATCATAAAATTCCCATCCGTGTAGAAGCTTGTTCGAGATAATACCACTGATAATCCATACACAAAAGATAATTATTGCTAGTTCCACGGGATATTCTCCTTATGCGATATGGTAATGATGAGTATCTTGATCTCGAGTAACTATGGTTTCCATTCCATCGTATTCTTTTATCCTGTATAGAGTTCCAGGTGGAAGCTCACGAATCTTTAAGCACGAATAAAGACCAGAAGCCTCCTTTCCTAGTTTTTCCACAACTTCAATCAAAATAGGATCAGTTCGATTGCTTTCATCTGGTTCCTTGCCTCCAGAGATAGTCAAATACATTTCTATCGCCTTGTCACTGAGGATAAACCCACCATAACCACGATTGTACACTATTTTTGTCATACAACATTATCCTCACCAAAAAGTAAGTCTTTCATCCAATAGAAGTTAGCACACTCGACGATATACTCATTACGTGTGTTACCATGATGGTGAAAGATTGACGTTCCAACTTTATGAAAAATTGTAAAGTTAACGTTCTCGTTTTCAAGAAATTCGATAGAAATTCTCTCACCCAAAGAGTTTTTCCAGATCGCTTCGATATTTCCGTTATCCTTCAGAGTGAGAGCCGGCTTGGCCAACGTTAGATTTTTATTTCTAAAATCTTGAAAAGAAGCAAGTGACGACTCTGAAAAAGTAATTTGATCTTTTTCAGCTTCATTCTTCAGAAATTCGATTCGTTCGTTAACCGTAGTCATGTGAATCTCTTATCGTTAGAATGACACGAACTGTTTACTTCGTTTCTCGGAATCACCAGAACCTATATTTTAACTTGATCTTAAATGTCTTACATTCGAACATATAAATTAACGTATTCACTAGAAAACTTATAGGACCAAATAAAACAAATATCAGACAAAAGATAATTCCTGAAGTACTGTTCGCATCTTCTTTAAACTGTTCGTCTGGGTTCCGAAAAACGGAAACTTAGGATAAATATGATAATAACGAAAACCAGCGTCGACCGCTATAGCAAGATAGCCGTTTAATAGCCATCCTAACACGAGTAAAAAATTTTCCATTTATACACTCCTCATAACATTAACTCAAGAAAGATCGAAAAGAGCTTCCCATTCGGGTGTCATTCGATACATAGATGTATCGCGCATCGCTTTAGCACATCTCCGTAAAATGTCAACGTTGTCGCCTTTCATATTTTCAATGAAAGCTTTTTCGACACACAACCGATAAAGTGTCACAACTGGTACTCTGTCAGCTATGTCACCAAAGCCGAACGAACTAAACAGTTTTTGTTCATTGTTAGAAATTTCATATTCGTATCTCATTTTAATCCTATCATCGATGTTTACTCATCGATTCTACTTTTTCACTAGGAAAACGTTTAAAAATTGTAATCGTAATAGTGATCTCTTACACCTACGCGTAAGATAGTACCATTTTTCATCGATTCCAGATATTTTACATAACATCCATTTTTACGAAGAGTATATCGTTCGATACATTCGCTTTTATTTGGTTCATATCGATATGTCTGTGAATCGCTTACACCATTGGCGTCTGTTCGAATGGCTTTATCTTGTTGGATGTAAACAGACTTTCCTCTGACCTCAACGATAGTTGCTGCATACCGATCAGAATACAAGATAATCGTGGCTCCCATCCCTACTTTAGGGATATCGGGGGCGACTGTTTCAGAAATGCGATTTGTCAGATTTCCATAAACTCGCATTGTTATATTCCTGATAGTCGTTGATCTGATTTATACTCTATACTCTATAGAGTAACGAATGTCAAATCTTATTTTATCCAATGAAATCAACAAGATAGATATTTTCTAAGTTCAGAATGACACGAACTGTCTCGATTTTTCCAGTCATTCTTAGACGTCATCACGCACGGGATTCGAAACGAGTCACAGAGTCTCTTCATGTGTTCGTTATTCTGTGGAATTCCAGAGGAAGTGTATATTTGAATCATTTTAGAATTCGAGTGCATCCACGTTATCAAGTCAGATCCATTACCATATGGCATATCGTGGTCGAGAATGATAGCATCGACATGTTCGGTCATGATGATAGAAGCCGCTGACGCTCCTCCTGATACCATAGAGAATCTAACGTGACTTCTGGCTCGTAGCCAGAAGTCACGTTATTGAATACAGGAATCTGTTCTTCGATGTCGTCTTCACATATCAAGACGTGTTTCGTCGGAAATACTAATCTATTATGATGACGCATCTGGAACATATTCACGATCTTCTTTTATCGTCTCTTTACGCGAGGTTCAGTAGGTAGGATCGCTCCGACGAGAGCTCCACCAGTTCCTCCGACTACAGCTCCCGTAGCAACTCCGCCAGCGATTGCTCCTGGCACAGTTCCAAGTCCGCCACCCGCGATAGTTCCGACTGACGCGCCGAGCAAGACGTTACTTAACGTAGGATCGACGTTTCTCGTTGCGACAGATCCTGTAAACAACGATCCTGCGACTATTGCTGCTACTGCTAGTGGTGTAAGTACCAATTTACTTCTCCTTCTTTCGTTAATAAGCATTTCTTTAGCGAGTCTGCTTATATTAACTCGATACCATTATAACTCGTATACGATCGCTTGAGTATCTACACAAGTTTCTTCGATTATTTTTTCGATAGTGTTCCAGTCTCCACCACCTAGACCCGCTCCGATCTTAGGCATACCGAACGACTTGAGCTTCTTAACGCGACAGTAAGCGTTTATTTGAATCATCGATTCTCTAATAGCTTCGTAATCTACGTATCTCTTTCCGTCTGACCCGAATTTATTCTGAGTGATACAGTTAGCTATGAGTCGATCTCCAGACTTAGCGAATATCACTTGACCCATCTTTAGTCCAAACTTTTTCTTACGGAGTACATACGTCTCGTATGCAGAAGGATACTTTTCTCTGACGATTCTCGCCACTCCTGCACCCATCACGCCTTGAGCGTTACAACCATGTGCTATCAACGTTTCTTTACTCTCGAAGAGATCACCTTTAACGTAAGTTGGTTTCATAAATCACACTTAACTCTCTAATCATATTCTTCAAGTCTTCGTAAAACAGATCTTCGTTATCGTATACTTCGACTCCATACCAATCACACGTGATCTTAACGTTTCCATAACGTTGATATTTAGGCGTAGCGTATACGATTACTCTACTCGAGTCTCGACCAAGAGCTAATCCTAGTTCTAGTAACGTGATCGGAGACATCATATCATCTTCAAACCAGTATATTAGAACTGAAGCTTTTTCTTGGGCCTCGAGTTCCCACATGACTTGCTTGAAGAATTCTGTTCCCTTCTTTGGGTTCATTTCGAGCGAAGAGTCCCAATCGTCTCTTCTAGGATTGAGAACGATTAAGTTTCCAACTTCGTCATCACTCATCAAACGATTAGTCAGTATTGTCTGCCAGTCTTTAGACTTTCCCATGTTGATCGATCCACCTAGGAAAATCGATGGAGTGCCATCAGGATTCTTTGGCATCTTCTTCAGTGGTTTGACGATCTGTACTCTATTATTCTTTCTCATATCACACATCCTCCAGCTACACAAGCTAGTTCTTGTGATCCTTCAGTCATGTCACTATTTTCGTAATTCTTTAATAGTGACCAGTCGATCTCTTTTGGCATCTTTTTCAGGAACTCGTTATACTCTTCTTCGGTTATCTTTTCATAAGGAGGTTGTTCGTAGATGTTATCATCAAACGGAAGAAAACTAACTCCAGAAAGCCAATCGAAGTTGTCGTACACCCAAGCACCAACTTTCATCCATTCATGTTCCTTGACGTTGATAGTTACGGACGGCTTGTGATCGGTCCAGTACATCTGATAGAGTAACCACGTCTCTAGTTGCTCGACGGCGTCGAAGTCTTCGATGAACATCGAAGATTTTGGGCTCTTAGTCGGGAACGAGAAGATCCAAGTAGAATCAGATCTCATGACGTCTTGCTCGTGTGGAATACCAGCGTCGATCATTACTTGGGCAAGTGGATCTTTCTTGTCAGACCTCACTCGTCTGATGTAGTATGGAGAGTATCTAGCGTGAATTCCAGGAGCGGAGTCGACCAAAGAAGAAACAGTTCCAGACGGTTTAAGCGTGGTGATAGCCGTCGAAGCTTCGATACCAAGAGACTTAGAAAAATCTCTGTTAGTAGCGATAGCTACTTTTCTCATTGACGTTAACGCGTCTTTCAGCTTCTCCTTACCAAGCTTTCCTGAAGTCAACCTGTTGTCCATGATTCCAGTGAGAGATACTCCTAAGAGTCTCTCGTCTTCTGTATTATTCTTCCACTTCTTTCCAAGAAATCTAAAGTTAACCAGGGATGACTGTAGAGTTCCAAGTATCGTCGCTAGTCTTACTTTATTTTCAAGTGACTCTAAGCTATCTCCGGCTTTGATTACTACCTCTGACAAGTTACACATCTGTGCAGATCTAAGAATGATCTCCGAGCAGTTCGCGCTCAAGATTGAGACTATCTTCTCTCCTTCAGAGACGAACTTTCCCATGAAGTAGTTATGATACTCGTCGACTGTTCCGTTATAGACGTCTTCGAACCCGTCGAATTCTACAGAGACGACTTTATGATTGACAGTACTCGCGTACTCTCGAAGATCATCGTACGATCTGAATGGAGAAGTTGGACGACTGATCTCGGTCGAAATATTTTTCTTCTTACACGCTTCGAACCACTCGATCTTGCTCGGATCTTTACCTAGCTCGAACTTAATGTCAGAGTATACTCTAGCTTGTTCTTCTCTAACGTTAGACTTTCTAGGAGCGTGAGATCGTCTGATAGAATCTCTAGTCTTTTCTGCTTGTTCTTTGGTTCTCTTCTGATAGTAATAAGCTTGGGCGTATTCAGACTTAACAGACTTTTCTGGAAATTCTGAAACGAACGGTTCGCCAGAAAATTCACAGACTTTGTTAAAGAGAATTTGGCCGTTCTCGTCGATAAAACAGTCATATCCTTCAGAGAGATACTTTTCTAGTCTCTTTATAATTCTGGCATCAACTCCATCGTACGTTTCGAGTTTCAATTCTAAAGCAGCTAGTTTCAAGAAACCGGTTACGTCTCCCAAATGAGTCTTTCTCCAAGAAGAAAAACTTCTGGGTAAACCGTTCTCTAACGCGTATGAGTTCCAGTCTGCCAAACTAGCTTTTCTTCCGAGTTTTTTCGTAAGATCGCGAGCATGTAACTTTAACTCTTCGTTACTGATACCAGAATATCTAGGATTGTTTTCTTCTCTAGTAGATTCGCTAAGCTTCTTTTCGACGCTCATCACTCTTAAGTTTTTTGGAGAGTTATTCTTTGAGTCGAAATCGATATGATGAACGGTGAGTTCGTCAGAGTTATTCAAGAGTGACACGTCATAGTGATGTTCGGCGATCACTCTGTGTTCAGCCCTGACGTTAGTCCCCGACTTAACAAAAGTATACTCAGAAGAATTTTTCTTATTGAAAAGAGTACGGTCGAATTTCGTCATCGTCTTCAGAGAGTCTCCTCTCTTTAACTCTTCGAGAGTCTTCGTAGACCCGTCTCTCAGATAAAACCTATGGTTGGACGTAGCTCTGATAGTGGAGCCGTCGTCCAGAGTGATCTTGTAAACCTTTGCATTTTTCAGAGTACGCTTAGGACGTCTCATCGTCTCGACTCTGACGATTCCTGCGTCATCTAAGCAGTAAACTGGAACGTCATTACCACTCTCAGCTAATTCTTTAAAAGAAACGTAACCTCTTCCATCTGCTACTGCTACCATAGTGTCGCCAGTGACGCAAGGATTACATCCGAATTCATGTTCAGTATTTCTTAGTCTGATATTATCATCTTCTGGAAAGTTCGTCTTCTTGAAGTCGTTTGCTCTGGTAATGACGTTTTTAGCCGCGTGTCTCGAGAAGATTCCTCTCTCTCCTGACTTGGAATCGTACAGAGACTTCCACTCTGTCATGAACGTTTCCATCGGAGGCTGTTTGTCGTTGTACACCGCAGAGTTGTTAGCCAATGACCTCCACGGATGAATGGTGTACCACTGACCGATCTTAGCGTTTCTCATGCGATCGTCTGAGAGATTAGATAGACTCAAGAGTGCGGACCGACGCACTCCTCCAACTACGACACACTCGCCGATCATACAAGCGATATCGTGGCAGTCGATAGACGTTAGCCTTTGACCAACACTTTTCTGAAACTTCTCGACTACGAACTTGAAGAGTCTGAGTAGTGGTTCTGGACCAGAGGCTCTTCCGCCAAATGTTTTAAGTACTGATCCGGCTGGTCTGATCTTTGAAACGTCCCACTTTGGGATAGAACCTCTGAAGAGCATCGAAATGAGTTCGTCTAGAGCTCTAGCCCATCCGATCTTAGAGTCTCCCACGACGATAATCGTATCGGTTGGGTGAAGTTCTTCTGGAACTTCAGGAAGCTTGTTGACGTACTGTCTTTCTACTGAAAAGCCCACTCCAGTACCATTCATCAAGATGTAGAGTATCTCCGAGAACGATCTAGTAGAGTCGATAGCTAAGTACGCGCAGTTATATCCTGAAATATTCTCTCTGTCAAGAGCTGGTCCAGCAGTCATCATGCATCTCATCGATGGCATGACTTCTAGATTAAGTACGGCTTGTTCGAGTTCTTCTCTAAGTTTAGAGTTTAGTTGAGTCGGAAATTTTTCTTGAAAGAAGTCAAAGTATCTAGCTACAGTCTCATCCCAAGTTTCTCTCCTTCCTTTTTCACTCAAGAATCTTGAATATCTAGAGAGATGAATGTATTCTTGAAACGGCGACATAACTGTAGTACTCATGTTTACCTTCTATAACGAGTTGAATAATATTAGATGTATTATATATCCTTCTCGTTAATAAGTCTGACGTAATCAAGAATCTTTTTTCTTGGCATATGGATTCTTAACGTCGAAGAGCCAGATGTATGATTTTCGGAAGTAGAAAATCAACTTTCTGAATTGGTCTCTGATCCACGGAAGTATCGACTCTGGATGAAATTCTACTATGCTAGTATAAATCTTAGAGTCGATCATCCTCTTTTTCATGAATGTTAGTGGTGGATTGTCTATCAATTCCCTGCGATAAGCTAAACGGTGTTTTAAGTTCCACCAAAGCTGTAAAATCTCTCTGGCTCGTTCTTCGTGATCTCTGAATATCGTAGGATCTTTCCAAGTACCAGGAGAAATGTAAGTGACGCCACCCTCGACCTTTTTTAACACTTCTTTTCTGAGAGCGTTCATATACTTGCCGTTCTCTGTAGAAGGGAATCCCATTCCTAACACTATATTTTCTGCTTTCTCGTTTAAGAAATTATCGCTCATACTGATACCTTTGCTTGAATAGTTGGGTGGGGGTCGTATCCGACTAAGTTGAAGTCGTTAAAGTCATACTCGAAGATGTTCTTGTTCTTTCCGTTCAAATACATCTTTGGAAGAGGTTTCGGATCTCTAGACAGTTGTTCGATTGCTTGAGAAAGGTGATTCTTATAGAGATGCGCGTCGCCGAACGTGTGCACGAACTCGCCGGGCTGAAGGCCGGTCACCTGCGCCATCATGAGCGTCAGTAAGGCATAGGATGCGATGTTGAACGGCACGCCGAGAAACACATCGGCCGACCGCTGATAGAGCTGGCACGACAGCTTGCCCTTGGCGACATAGAACTGGAACAGGCAATGGCATGGCGGCAACGCCATCTTGTCGACATCGGACGGATTCCACGCGCTCACAATGAGACGCCGTGAATCCGGATTGCGGCGGATTGCCTCGACCACCTGCGCCATCTGGTCGATGGCGCGGCCGTCCGGCGTGGCCCAGGAGCGCCATTGCCGGCCGTAGACCGGGCCGAGATCGCCGTTGGCGTCCGCCCACTCGTCCCAGATGCGCACGCCGTTGTCTTTGAGGTATTTGATGTTGGTGTCGCCAGCGAGAAACCACAGCAATTCGTGAATGATCGACTTCACATGCAGTTTCTTGGTGGTGACCAGCGGAAAGCCCTTGGCCAGATCGAACCGCATCTGATGGCCGAACACCGACAGGGTGCCGGTTCCGGTGCGGTCGTGTTTTTCGATACCTTCGTCAAGAATCTTCTTGAGTAATTCTACGTACTGTTTCACGATATTTCTTCAAAAAAACCAGTCTTATCTAGTTCGTCTTCGAACTTAACGCAAGCTTCCTTGAACTCTTTGATAGCAGGCCATAGACGCTTAAGATCGGGGCTGAGTTCTTCTTGTGAAACTCCGTACGAGTAGAAGAACTCGTAAATACCACCTTCGTAATCACACTTAGCCGCCAGATCACTAATTCTATCATACATATCTGTTCTCCACTGTTTATAAAGACGAAGATTATTTTCGTCTTACTTTTTCTTTTCTTCTGAAGTCATTTCGTTAAGCATCTTGAGTTTTTCTTTCTCTAGCCAAGTCTTTATAAGCTCGCTTCCTGGAGCGATGACGTTCTTGACTTCGCTATTCTGAATCGTTTTTTCTACGAATTCTGATGCAGCTATCATGATAATCGTACTTTTATTCGGAATCAAGTTTCCAATTAGTCCAAAAAATAAGACCGAACATATCATTATTTTCAAACCATAATTGACTTTCTCGTCAAAACTTTCATATGCTACATCACTGTTATCTAGAAGATTAAAGATCGAAATTACTTTACTGACCAATAATACCCCGAAAATTATAAAACTTACGAACGTTAAAAACATAAAAAATCCTTTAGTGGATTCTACGATACCAGCAAAGAAAATCAACCAAGATAGTTCGTTCATTTTAGTTCTCCTTCGTTTCTCGTTTGTACATGTTCGTTATATCTAACAGTAGTTTTCTAAGTTTCTTATTCTCGTTCATAAGTTCTGTGATCTTCTTGCTCTGAGACGAAACAGTCTTCTTTAGAGTCTCTATCTCACTCGTCATGTTCAAGATTTATTTCCATCACCTGAGAGTTAATTGACTTGAATCCGATACATTTATTCAAGAGTTCTAACTTCGATAAAGCGAGAATTGGAACGTATTCGTCGTTCTTATTCTTGCAAATCGTGACGTGTACTTTAGTTATCTTTCTGGGAACCGAGTTAAGGTTCATCATAGTTCTTTCAGAATAATATGGCGTAAGAGCGACGATAGAACCATCTTTAAACTGAAAGACGTAATTACCATCGCGATCGTTCGCTAAGTATAGAACTTCTTCTAGAGTCGATCGTTTAACGATCGGTTTAGTAATATCTAACGTCATTTAAGACTTACTCCATTCGTTTAGTTTTAATCTAGCTTCTAGACCAGAAGCTGCATTCTCTATAATCATATTCTGAATTCTAGAAGAAGAATACCCAGAAAGTATCATATCATTCACGTCTTTTTCAGAGACAGAATTAGGCCAGAAACAGACTTTATATCCGGCCGATATGACCTTATTCATCTTCTTTCTAGTCTCTGGAGATCTCGGTTCGTTGTCTAGAGCGACTATCAGATTCTTAGAATTTCCAAACGTTTCTCTCAGTTTACTGACGAACTCTCCTCCACCGACTGCCACTCCGTTTTCCAAGAACATCGAATCGATCGGTCCTTCGAGAGCGATAATAATCTTAGAAGAATCTAGTCTATTAGTTCCATAAACGGACGGAACACTCTCGTCTAGAACTATCGTGATGTATCTTGGTTCTGAACCATCGATACTTCTACCTTGATAAGCGTGAAGGTTTCCTTTCTTATCGACAAATGGAATCACGAGTCTCGGCTTATCGTGCTTCAAGGCATTTTCTGAGAACTTTCCTGGAATTATCGAGTTAGTCCAATGCATGAACTCGTCAACGTGATAGAGTTCGTTTAATCTTGGAATCTTTCTTTTCTCGGCAAATCTTCTCGTTGGATGAAACTTATTTAGTTCTGAAACTACCTTTAACTTCGAGAGAATTTTAGAAGCTTCTATCGATATCTTTCTGACTGGTTCGACAGTTTCAAAAATTCCATTCTGTTCTCTTCGCTCGATCAGACGTTCTTTAACGAAGTCTTGATACGAGATAGAATCGACTTCTTGAAGAAATCGATCGAAGCTCATTCCCGCGCCGCAGTTATGACAATGAAAGAAGTATTTTCCCTTCTTTTCGTAGAGATAACCTCGAGCTTTTCTCTTATTCTTTTGAGAATCACCGCAAATCGGACACGAAAAATTAAATAGATTCTGTGTGACCTTAAAATTTCGAAGTTTATTTCTGAGAAGTGTTGCGTATTTTTTTTCTAACCAGCTCATAATAACCACGTTAGACTGATTGTGATCAGCCAAAATTTTCAAATTTTAATGATTGTTTAATCTATCATCGTTCTAAGTTGATGTCAATACGACTTTAGTAGAAAATAGTAAGTGATTATGTGAACTATTACGTTAGAAATATACAGAAAGAAGAAGAAGAAAGAAATCAATAACCAGAAAGTTAATATAACGTCTGTAGGAGTATTTCCTAATAATCTGATAAAGATTTCTTTATACTTCATTTAGCACCAGATTGTGCTCCTTGACTAATTGACGATTTCTGCATTTCAATCTGTGGAGTATATTTGATATTAGTCAGAAGAGAGACTAGAACAGCCGTCATGATTACTCCGACCATTCCATATACGATTCTTTCTACTGGAGTAAACTCTGCTTTCTTGACGTAATGTTTCTCCATGTTTTCTAAGTTAATCTCGTGACTCTTTTCGAGCTCGTAGATCTTTTTCGATTGTCTGTCTTCTTGCTGTCTGATAGTCTGATTTATTTCTTCCATCGCAACTTTAAACTCGTCCCTGATTAGAGACATGTCAGAGATGATAGCTTTCGTTCGTTCATCGACTTTCGCTAGTGTTTCTATTTCTATATCAAACTGATGAGGACTCCCCTGTCTCATCGCCTTTCGCGTACTTGAATTTACTAAACTGGATGATTTTCTTTTTTTTCTTGTATCCTGGTTCGCCATCTTTACCAACTCCAATTCCGGCAACGTGCCCGCTCCCGGCATTATTAGTGGGTGCGTCCTCGATAAGTGAATCTTTCTCGTTCATTTTGATCTAAGCTTTTCTATCACTGTATTGTCCATTACTATCAGTCTAGTATCTATGTTCTGTCCGTTCAATTCTATAAAGTCAGATAGAATTCCTAGATACACTAAGAATGGTTTAATGTATGATAGATGATTCGGCATCTTTAACCAAATCATCTTAGTAGTATTTTCTCCACCAAAGACGTTGATCAATACCATCAGATGATTGATGATCAGTCTATATTTAAGTTCTCCAGTAATAGCATATCTAGTTAGTAATTTCTTAACGTACTTGATTCGACTTAGATCTTCTAAGAATTCCTGCGTAGTATGACTTAGTGTCTTGTCATATCTAGACGCCGCCCATATCATAAAATTCTCGTTCGAGAGTATTTCCATCATTAGAACGTCGACAACGCGACCCTTTTTACTTGATTATCTGAAGTGATCATGTATAAAAATGATCCGTCTGTTATGATCGTACCGCTAGAAATCGAATTGGTATTACTAGACGAGCTAAAGAAGTTAGAATTAACAGTCATGACTGTCGGAAGTCCGGATACTTGAGACAACGTCGTGTTTCCACTGGCAGATACTGTAATGGTAACGGAGTTACCTGTGGCTTGTGACCTGGGTAACTCCGCGATAGGTTTAGATCCAGTGTTAGACGTCATTCGATATTATCCTGGAAGAACTGTATTGTCAGTAGCAGAACTCGCTCCGTTAATGTTCATCGCTACGAGACTCTCGTACTGTACTCTTCCAGCCTTTCTTCCTAAAACAGGAGTTACAGTAGCACCAGATCCACTAGAAGCTCCACCGAGAGAATTAGCAAAAGACAACGTGATTCCACCAGAGTTCAAGAATTCTCCGGGAGCATTAACTGTTGCCGTAACGATTCCACCTGTAGAATTAGTCGTCATGATTCCAGTTGCGTTAGATACGGTATTTCCGCCAGAAACCTTGATTACGTCTGTATTAGAGTATCCTGTTCCACCAGCTCCAATCGAAAACGATACGACTGGACCAGTAAACTCTCTTCTAAGAACCCAACCAGGTCGTTTTGCTTTGTATCCCTCACCTTGAGTGTTCGCAACTTCAGCAGCCGAAACGCCAAAAATACCTACGGCCTGATGTGAAACGAAAGCTCCTGGAGTAGTATTGTTAAACAAGGCTACAGCATTAGCATTTCTTGCAAGACCTAACGTGGTAACAGCCCAAGATACTGCGTTTGAAGCTGCGTCTTTATCGTTCCACTGTGTCATCTATCTTTCCTTTCCTCTTAATCTTATTTATAAATTTTTTCTTGCTTCATATAAACGTCATGTCGGACTGCGTCGTCTTTACTAACGTGAACTGGGCCTGAGTGAGGTTGTTTCTTATATTTAGACGCATTAGGATTATTCTTTCCTAATCTTCCATAAGTTCTAACTTTCCATCTCATTCCATCAGTATAATTTCCGGTGGCGTTTCGTTTAGAAGCTTCTTTTTTTAAGTCTTGTAGCTTTTTTCTGACTCTTCGTCGCCATAATGAGTAAATTCATAAGAGTCAGATCGCTGTCTAGTTTCAGAGACTAGCTTCTTGATAATACTAGAAATTCTGTCTTCTTTGACGTACGATCCATTTTTCTCTTTTATCTTTGCTGCGGCTAATTCGATACCATTTCGCCTATTTTTCCAGGTATTCGAAGCTTGAATGGCGTTCTTCATATGTCTAGCCTGTTTTTCTGGATATTTGTTTCCATCAGTTGACATCATCTTATCTTCTTCTCTATCTATTCTGTCCCAGTTTCTATCTCTAGAATTAATAGCTTTCTTTGTGTATGACTTAAGAGTCTTCATCGACACTTCGTCGATCTGTT